AGACGCTGCTTATGAACGGCAGTGGGGAAGAGGAAGAGATGAATAGCATATACAATGAATATATGAATAAACTGTACGGAAAGAATATTTATAGTGATTTTAATACTAATATTTCAGTAGATATAACCGGTGGTAACTACGGAAATTTATTTGAAATGTTATTTGAAAAAGTGAATCCAAAAATTATCGTTGAAGTTGGTTCGTGGAAAGGTAAAACAACAATACATTTAGCTGAGCTGCTAAAACAGCAAAGCATTGATGGTGTAGTTTTTGCTGTAGATACGTGGTTAGGCAGTTCAGAACATTTACTGTCTTTAAGAGAAGATAGTACATGGGGAATCCATAAATATATAAAAAATGGTAGACCACAATTATATGAACAATTTATTCAAAATGTGATTGTTTCCGATGTTTACGATTATATAATACCCATTGTAAATACATCTAAAGTTGCTTACGAAGTTTTATCTTCTATTGATGTACACGCTGATATTATTTTTGTAGATGCTGATCATGGAGAAGATGAATGTTACAGTGATTTATGTATGTATTGGAAACTCGTGAAAGATGGAGGTATATTGTGTGGAGATGATTTTTCTGTTGGTTGGTATACTGTTATATGTGCAGTAAACAGATTTGCAAAAGATTACGGATTAATTGTATACTTGTACGGAGATAAATGGATAATTGAAAAATAAATTGGGCTATTTTATTTTTTAATATCCATGTTATAATATTATTAGGCATGCTCAATGCCAGTATAGGAGATTAGTATGGGTGAAATACTAGAAACAAATGCGAATGTTGAACCCGCAGAAGAACCCAAAGAATCTATAAATATTGAAACATCAGATAGTTCTGTTGATAATTCAAATGAAAATTTTGAATCTGTTGATAACAGTTCTCATGTTATAAATGATAGCAGTAATTATCAGCCAACCGATAATAGTTCATTTGAAACGTCAAAAGAAAATGAATCTAATATAATGATAAATATAAATTTATCGTATATGAAAGCTATTCGACCTGAGTTATCAGATGAACAAATAAAACAAATTGCTTCAGCAAAATTTGTTGGTCCGGATCGTATTTTTCATTATGCTTTTTTGTGGGGTGATGAAAATTCTTCTGATCTAACAAGAGAGTTCTTTACGAAAGATACTGATCTATGGGACAATATTTTGGGTAAGTCCGCAAGACCACTAACTTGGGATCATGCACAAGATCCTACTTTTAAGTCCAATCCTATCATCGGTAAAACAGTTGATTGGGGTGATGATGAATTAGGTCGGTGGACTCTATCTGTTTTAGATAACGCTCATATGTATTATAGAGCAATAAGTGAATTAATAGATAATGGTATTATAGGTACATCTAGTGATTCTGCTCCTCAGTACGTAGAGCGCGAAAAACGAGGTAAATCTGCGTGGTTAAAAACGTGGCCGTGGTTTGCATCGGCATTAACCGCCACTCCTTGTGAACCGCGTATGATAGGTACAGTTGATTTCTTTAAAAATCTTGGCGTTATTTTACCTGATCCGGAGGCACTTGATCTGCAGGTGCGGGCAGCAAAAATTAAATCCAAGAAATTATTTCAATTTAATGATATTTTTGGAGATTTACGATGAAGGATAAATTGCAAAATAAACTTGTTGAACTCCGTGACCGGGCTATTAGCATTGAAAAAGCGCAAGAAGAAGGTCAGTGGAATGAGGATGCTTTTAAAAAGTATTCGGGTATATTGGATGAAGCCGAAGCAATTAAGAAACAGTTAGATGCTGTAATTCGCGCCGAACATCTTAAGAACTGGTCAGAAGCTTCAAATGGTCAAAGTGCTGTAAAATCTAGTTTTGATCGAATTGCTACTCCTGGTGAAGGTACTGCTGATGGTATTACCGATGATGGTACCGGTGAATTGATCGCTTACAAAGCTCTCGGTGAAGAACGATTAACTGCGATGAAATCAGCTGAGTACAAAGATGCGTTTGCAAAACACATGCGCATGCGCTCGATTCATGGTGCTGATTGGCGTTCAGGAATGAAGCAAGCTGAAATGAAAGTCCTGCAAGCTGGTGTTGATGAATCTGGTGGATTTTGGATGCCCCCTGATTATCGTTCTGAACTTATTAAAAAGTCAGCTGCAATGGCTGCTGTTCGTCCGAATGCTACTGTTATTACTACAGGTTCTGATTTAGTGACTTTTCCAAAGGTTACTTATACATCAAATCAGAAGTATACGTCAGGTGTTAGATTTTCTTGGAATGGTGAAGCTCCGTCTTCAAATATTTCAGAAGCAACTAATCCTGTTGCTGGTAGATTAAACATTCCAGTTAACGTTGCTACAGCTGCAATTTTTGTTTCAAGAACAATGATTGAAGATGCATCATTCGATATTTTAGGATATTGTTCTGAATTATTTGCTGAAGCTTTTGGTCTCGGCGAAGAAGATTCATTCTGGAATGGCGTTGGTGCCGGTACTCCTGAAGGTATTTTAAAACATGCTTCTGCGTCCGTTGCTCACGGCACTGGCGATGGTATGTACGTGAAATCTGGCCATGCAACAGCCCTAACATGGGGTGCAGCTGCAGCTCCGGCAGCCGCGGTAACTAAAGGTATTCTAGGTATTGAAACTGCTCTTCCTCCGCAGTATGAACCTAATGCCAAGTGGTTCGCGAATAAACTAACTTATTCCAGTATTCGCGGATTAACTGATACTCAAGGTCGACCATTATGGCAGTCAACTGATGCTCCTGGATTAACTAATTATGTTCGTGGATTACCACAAACATTGTTAGGATACGATATTCAGAAATCTCAGTTCTTACCTGATATTGCTGCTAGTGCTCTTCCATTAGCATTCGGTGATATGAGAGGTTATACAATTGCTGATCGTGTTGGTTTATCGATCGAGGTGTTTAGAGAAGTTTTAGGCTTGCGCGATTTAGTAGCAATTTATGCTAGAAAACGCGTCGGTGCAGCTCTGCTCCAACCTTGGAGAATGAAACTCTTGAGTATTGCTGAATAATTTAGGAGAATTAAAATGAATGCAAAATCTTATGAAGTAAAAACTCTGTTAAATAGTCCTGGAGCTACAGCTGCAACTGCTGGTTCTGTTGTAACGCTTACTCCTTCGGCTATAATTAATCGTCGAGAAGCTAAAGTTATCGTTGGTTATCAAGTGTTAACTGCAGGGACTTTTCCGTTAACTATCACTGAATGTGATACTACTAACGGTACATTTGCGGCTGTTGCTGGTGATACTATCAACAGCATTGTAACAACTGGAGCCGCTGTTGGTGTTGTCGAATATCATGTTCGTCCAAGTAAGCAATACTTAAAAGCTTCTATTGGTACTGTAGCAGGTACTGGTGCTGCAGCTAATATACTGGTTATGTTAGTTAATATGAAGCGAGAAGCTTAGTTTAGCTGAATGACCCCGGCTAAAAACCGGGGTCACTTACTAAAGGACACTGCAATGTCAGATTTTGAGCAAGATATGCTGAATAAAATAAGTGAAATAAATGCTCTATTGCGAACAAATAAACCAGGGGATCGTTCTGAATTAGATAGACATTTTGCTATATGCATAACTGAACTAGAAAAATTGCGAGCGATCTTTGTAGGTTTAATTATTAAAAAGGAGATTATCAATGAATAGTCCGGAAGTTTATTACTCAATTTTAAGTGAACGATCAGGTGCAGCAAACGATACATGTTTTAACTCTGCTTTAGATGTTGCAGAACATTGCGGAATGAATGGTCACAAACACATACGATTAGGTTATTCTAGAACTGATTACGCTAGAAATACAATAGTTGATGCATTTTTAGAAAGTTCTAGTAGAGACAATGATTTGCTTGTTATGCTAGATTGTGATCATAAGTATCAACCTGACATCGTAAGTAAATTCGCTGCTCACGATCCCACTAAAGGAGTAGTAGGAGCATTGGCTTTTCGTCGTGGAGAACCTTATGACCCATTATTTTTCATACGTCTAAATGGTGCATTACATGCTGTTGCTGAATTAGATTACGGACAAGTTTATCCTTGTGCGATAGTTTCAACTTCAGCAATATCTATTAGACGGTGGGTATTTCTAGAACTAAAACAGCGTGGTTATTTACCCCCGTTTTTTAGGTACGAATATCCAACAGGAAATGCTTTACCTTCAGAGGATATGTATTTCGGTCGAATTTGCGAACAAGCTGGAATACATCACTATTGTGATACATCAATTCTAATTCCTCATGCTGGTCAAGCCTGGGTTACAAAAGAAATTCACGAAGAATACATGAAAAATAATCAGCATTTGTTGTCAACGCAAAAAGTTGAGGTTAAAGCATGACAACGTACGGAGATTATACTACTGTTCATTTTGCTAGAAGCATGTATTTATCTAGCGATAAATCTGGAGACGATAATTTAATTTTGTCGTTTATTAGACAATCGTCAAGAGAAATAGATCGTCTTTCCGGCAAAAAGTTTTTCCCAACAGTAGAATCTCGAAAATTTGATGTTCCAAAAGACGGTGGATCTGACATATATTTAGACGCAGATTTATTAACATTATTATCCATAACAAACGGTGACGGATCTTCGATTAGTTTATCCGATGTTATACTAATAGGAAATAATGATGTAACAAAAAATATTGTTAGACTTCCACAAATAAACGGTTTATGGTTACCTGACGGTAGCACTGAAGAACAGGCAATAACTATTACTGGTGTTTGGTCCAATTTGTACGATCCAACAGCTGGTTGGTTATCTACAGATACACTAGACGCAGATATGCTTGATTCTGATATTGCATTTGAGTCTGTAGTTGATAGGTTTAAATCCGGTGATTTGATAAAAATTGATAGCGAATTTATGTATGTGTTATCTGTTGCATCTCCAGGCGATGGAGAAACAAAAGATACAGTTACTGTTGAACGAGCTACTAACGGTACAACAGCGGCTTCTCATGAATCTTCGTCTACTATTTATATGTGGAATCCTGGATACGAAATACAGATGTTAACTGCAATTTCAGCTATTTCTTACTATCAATTACGATCGAATCCTTTAACTAGTTCATACACTGCTGATGGTGTAACAATATACACGCCTAAAGATATTACAAAATTTATTAAAAATAAACTTGCAGATTTACGACTGCTTAGAATTGGATTAGCATAATGTCTATTGCAACAGTTAGAGCTAGATTAGCATCTCTTCAAGAATCTATTACTGGAATAAATAAAGCGTATGTTCAACTTCCCAAAGGTATTTTGAATTCTGTTGATATGCCATTATTTATGAATTTTGTTAGGAACAGTAATAATGATGATACTATTCTAGGTTCTGGAACTGCTAGAATTACGCGAACATATCTTATGTGGCTAATGGTTAAACCTGTAGCAGAAGGCGAACAAGGAGAAGGTGAATCTCTAGTTGAACCGTTTATACAAAATGTTTCTCAATTTTTTATTTCTAGACCAACGTTAGGTAATTTATTAGGAGTTGAATATGCACATTTAGTCAGTGATTCTGGTCCTAAAAAGATGGTTTGGCCTGGTACTCCAACAAATCCTATAGGAGTCTTTTGGGGTGCTGAATTTCGATTGGACGTTGTAGAAATACAACGAATAAATTACGTAGATTATTAATAAGAGGTGAAAAATGGGTGCTCCCAATAAAATTAGTTCTGGTGTAGGATTTAGACATGCTCAAATTCTTTTACTAGATGCTAATGGAATTATTTATTCCACAGGTACGACTGCTTATGAAGGTATTCGTATTAGTGGTGCAAAAGCATTAACGTTGAATGATCCCGAACCGCAACAAATTCAACATATGGGTGATGATACGATTTTTGCTGTTGATTCATTGCCTCCAACAGAATCCATTACTGGTGAGTTACGAGCTGGTAAACAATCTGAAGAATTGGATGCAATAATTGCGAATGTTAAAACGGTTGAAGTAGGTGAGTCAGTACTATATCCAATAGGTACTGATCGAAAAGGCGATGAAAATCAAGTTGCAATGCTCGCGTATCGTCAAGCTGTTGATACTGATCCTGGTAGTACAACGTATGGAAAACGTGTTTGGCAATTACGCTTATTCCCACGTTGTTACGTAATTCCAAGAGAATCCGGTTTTGAAGATACTCCGGAGGAACGTGCTTACGCTATTCGTCCTCAATTCATAAATCAATATCCTTGGGGTATTCAACTTTCATTAGAAAATGAAAATGTTTTGCGTGCGCAAGGTTTTAGAGGTGTTGCAGAATACAAACCGAAGCTTGTAAGTTTTGTTACCGATGGTACTCAAACATCTTTTGCTCTTCCTGTTGATGCTGTTGGGACCAGTAAAATTAAATCGTGGCTTGTTACCACTGCTGGTACTGGTGCTGTTTCAACTGCTGATACTATAGGTACTCAATCACTGCAGTATACCACTGCTCCAACAACTGGAACATTGGTTGTTTGGTACGAAACTGAGTAGGAGAATTGTTATGGAGATCAAGGAAATCTCATTTAGTAAAAACGGTAAAAAACTACACAAAGTAGTTGTAGGCGAAGAAACCGCTGTTATGCGGATGCGACGTAGCTCAAAACAAGCTGCTCAGGTTAATGTCGAAGAACCTGATCCTGACGTGCGGCTTCTTCGCCTAGTTATTTATCCCGATTGTTTTGCATCTGTTGTGGATTGGGGTACATTCAAAGTACCAATAACATTCGATAAATTTTCTCAGCTTCCAGGACAGTTTGTTGATGAATGGGTTGAGGCAGCATGGGAATTAAATCCTCAATGGAAGTTACAAATAAGCGTACAGCCGGAAGATGCCGCTGAAAAAGAAGAAAACGAAAAAAAAGTTTAGAATTAAACAGGCGGCTGCTTAGATTAATAAAACCAGCCGATGATACAGAATATACAACGCCAAAAATACACGATTTAGAAACATCTTGGTGGAACTGGTTGGTTTGGAGATTTTTTGAGAAAGCAGTGCCCCCGTTTAGCGGTGGATTCATGGAACAACCTACGTGGATCATAGATGATATGATGATAATAGATGCAGAATACTATAAATTAAAGGAAGAGTTGGATGGCAGTAAGTAAAGAAATTTTAGCATGGGTTAGACTGCAATTAGATCAAGGATCTGTACGCGAAGTTTCCTCGGCTATTCAACAAGTAACCAATGATGTGAATAAGTTAGAAGCTGCTACAAAACGACAAGCAGCTTCTGCTTCATCTATAGGAAAACGTGGACTGTTAGGATCCGGTTCATCTGGTGGAAATTATTTACCTGGTTCATACGGATCATTCGGTGGTTATCAACCAGCTTTACCACCAGGTCGTCCTCAAGGTCAAATGGCACTCCCGCCTGGTTATGGAACATTCGGTCAAAATCCTTTGTATACAGGTTTTGCGACACAAATGTCCAGTTCAGAAATTATAAATATTGCTCCAGGAATAGATGTAATTACAAATTCAGTTAACAATTTAGCAGATATATTCGACTTAGCCTCTGCTAGGTACTCTGCATTTTCTGAAGAAGTTATTAGCAAAGCAAAAATAGTTCGTCAAATAATGGACGAACTAGGGATGAGTGTAGAAGAAGCTCTCAGTGCTAGCAATGAAATGTTTGCTGGTGGATCACGAGTTCCACAAAACGAAGGTTTAGATGCTGATGTTAAAAAAGTTCTAGATATGCAGCAGAACTTAATTAACTATGCAAATGGAGTTCCACCATTCAAAAACGCTGCCGGTGATGTTGATGAAGCTCTCGGTGAAAACGAAATGTCCGCCGAAGACTTTAATAAAATGATGGGCGATACCGGTGATACGATGACAGACGCTGCTAAAAAGTGGAAATCATTTGGCGCAGCTTTTGCAGGTTTTCAGTTACGTTTTGTCGGTCAATCATTAGACAGATTTGCTAGACAAATGCTAACTCCCATTACTAAATACGTTGAAATGATGGGAATAGCAAATAAAATTAGTGCAGAATGGGCTGATGCTCAGACAGATGTGGAATTAGCTACTGCTAGAATCGGTCGCAGCATGGCTATTGTTTTATTACCAGCTATGCAAAGTTTAGCTACTACAATAGAAAGAATAGCAGCATTTTTAGAGAAGAATCCGGAGATAGCCAGAGCTATTGTTTCTGGTGCTGTTCTTACCGCCGTTGTTGGAAATATACTTCGCGTTGCTGGTACATTATTAACTGCTACGGCTGCATTAAAATATATTGTTCCGCAATTGTTTGGCATTGCTGCAGCTGGTAAAGCAGGTGCTTTAGCTGGTACTGCCGCTGCTACTGGCGCCGCAAGTGCTGCAGGTACAGCAGTTGCCGCCGGTGCTGGTGGCGCCGCTATAAGTGGTCTTTCTATTGGTGCCATTACTTCAGCAATTTTACCATACGCGCTTCCAATAATTTTAGCTGCTATAGCCGCTGGTGCATATAAATGGTATTTAACTTCAGATTTAGCTGAAAAACGAAATTCAGCAAATGCTCCAGGTCAATTACTCTCAATTATAGCCAAAGGATTAGGTAATATTTTTGGTCAAGAAGCTGGTAATAAAGCGTTCTTTGCTGTGGCTAGATTTACCGGTGTTTTAGAAGATACAGCTGAAGCTGCTGACAAAGCTTTTGAAGCATTAGGGCCTGGTTCGGAAGTTATTGATACGTATATTTCATATTTACAACAAGTAAAAGACTTAGAAGAGTCTTATGAAGAAGAACGTGTATCTATAATTGATCAATACGGCAAACAACGTGCTGATATAGAAAAGCAATATGCTAAAGAATTAGCAGATATAGATAGTGAAATTGCGAGATTAAAGTCGGCATCGTCCGATAAAGAAGTAGAATATAGAAAAACGATACAAAATACGACGAGAGAATATCAAACAAATGAGCAGCAACAATTAGAAGATTACTATAAACGTCGACAAGAAATAGCCGAAGATTATAATATCAATGTAAGGCGAGCTGAAGAAGATCATCAAAGACAAATGCTTCAAATGAAGCAAGATCATGACTATAAGATAATGCAACTTGCCGGCGAACGTGACGCTTTCGGCATAGTTCAAGAAGAATATCTGTATGAACGCAATAGATCACGACAAGAAGAAGAGTATTCGATTGAAGCATCTAGACGTTCTGAAGATTTTGCTAGACGAATGGCGGATCTTGAATCACAGTTTGCTGCTGAACGTCAAAGACGCATGCAAGAATTTAAAATACGAATAGAAGAGCGACAAAAAGAATTTAAAGCAGAACGAGCTGCTGAAATTGCTGCTTTGCAAGAAAAACGAAAACAGTTGTTAGAACAGAAGCAGGAAGATTTAGAATTATTGGAAGAGTCGCATAACGAACAATTAAAACTAATGGCTGATAATAAAAATAAAGAATTGAAAAGAATGGCTGCAAGTTTCAATGATTCTCTTCGCATGCTTGACTCCGCGTTATTAGGTGAAAGACAAACTAGAATTGCATATTACACTGCTATGTCTAAAGACCTGCAGTCGTGGTTGACTAGTATGCAAGGTCAATTTTCATCGAATTTACCTGGATATCCTAGTGGAAAAGCTTTAGGTGGCTATTCATCCGGTTTAGTAAATACCGGTGAAGAAGGTTATGAGTTTATTTTACGTAATAGTACAACAAGACATCTAGAAAAAGCTATTGGTGGTAAATTAACTCAAGATAATGTATTGTCATTAGCTTCATCTGGTGCAAAAGTTATTACAATAAAACAGGATTTTAAATTTAATTCATCGTTGTCTGAATCTGAACGTGCATGGTTTAGACGTGTTGCTCGTGAAGAAGCTGAAAACGGTTTAATGTCAGCGATAGGATAAAATTATGGCTAGTCAGTTCAAAATTGGAACATCTACTGCAACATTGGTTAGTTTAGACGAATTAACTACACCAATACTAGATCCTAAAACAACATTTAAATTTTATTCAAAATCTGTAGAACTTGGCAACGGCATGGTTAAAGGACTCGGTTGGCCTGTTGCTGAATGGAATTATGGATTTTTAACTCAATCCGAAAGAGAACAGCTTCGTGAATACTGTACTAACGCAAGCAGTGAAGTGTATATAACTACTAGAACGCGTGATGAAGATACGAGTACACCCGCTACATTGTTTAAAACTTACAAAGCTGTTATGCTATGGCCAGAAAATGAAGAATACGCAAATTCTAGACGGTTAGATTTTACGATTAAATTTATACGATTAGAAGAACAGGAAGTAGAATGAGTCTTTTCCCAAGAGCTATGACTTCTCCCGAATTAGAACTTCTTCGTAAAGATGGAGTATGGCATAAGTTGTCTGTATTGATTCCTCAATCAGCTACTGTTTATACAGCGAGAGTCAATCAGGCTACTTTTAGTGATCCTCTGGTACAGATAACTTATGATGGTGGTAGTGGTACTCTTGGAGACGTGATTAATGGAATGACTGTTCTATTCGGTTCTGCTACTGGAAAATCTGATAAAGGGATAGCGAGAATACGAAAAACTCCATCAGCGACAGTATTCTATATCAATGAAACCAGTGAATTATCTGGATTAGAAGATAATGATTACATAACTATTCTGGATGAGTTTCTACCATGGCAAAGGCATCTTACAATTGAAGAAACATCAGCTCTCATGGACTACGATATAGTATATAGTGATCAGCACGCGAATTGCCTGCCTGTTGTAAATATGGGATCTGATTATGTACTGACATTAGGAGATTTAGACGACATTTCAATCACTCCTGACGCAAGTGAATCATGGGTAGTTGGTGCTTCCGTCACAACATATTTATGGGTGGCTTCAACCGCCAGCGCTACATCTGGAATGGACACAGCAACACCAACGATAACCTTTGATACTGCTGGAATCCATAGAATCTCCTGCACAGTAACAGCAGATAATGGAAAATCCAGAACAGGCTATCGCTATGTATATATAGATCAGGAAACTATCCCTGTGTCTGTAAGTAATATCGTTGGTGCAATAGAAGAAGGTGGATGGAATTTCCAGATTACCGCTTATGATGCAGTGGGAATAACTGAAATTCGAGATCGTAGTAAAGCTATTCTCATAGTAGAAAGATCAGATAATGAAACCCTAGGATATTTTACAGGGAATGAAAACATTCTGTGTACTGGATGGATTGATGGAGAAACAGTAAGAATCTCTGCTGAATACTCAGAAGTTAAAATGAGAGTATCGGGATTGCACTATTGGCTAAAACAAGAAACTGGATATCCTAGCGGAATAGAGTTGACTACTACAACACCGACAGCATGGACAGAATTTGAAAATCTAACCGTTGATAAAGGA